GTGACAGACGGGCCGACCGTCGCCTTCGGCTACCGCCAGCGGAGCATGGAGGACTGGCGGCAGTCCGGCTGCCTCTACGTCGAGTTCTGGTGCCTTGCCTGCCCTCACATGGTGCGGGTCCACATCGAGAAGCTGATCGGCAAGGTCGGCACATCCACACCATTTGTCGACCTCGCCCGCAAAGCCCGCTGTTCGGCTTGCGGCCGGCGGGGCTGTCATGTGCAGCCGGCGGAACCGCCGAAGCCCGCGCATCGCGATTATACACTGTGGCTGCTGGCCGAGATCGCGCGGCAGCGGGACTTCATCCTGCAGGCAGAAATGGCCCTGAGAGATAGAGGGGACTGATGCTTGACCACAACGACGCTTCAGGCCCAGACCTAACGCACCACCTTTGTCAGGTCTGCGGCCTCTTCGGGAGCTTCGGATTCGGCTTCTCCACCACTGAAGTCCGCTGGTGGTGCGGCCGGCATCACGAGCGCGGAAAGCAGTAGTGGACTGGCATGCGGAGAGAAGGTGGGTTGGAGAAGGCTGGCTCGGGTGCTGGCCTGTTCTGACTGCAACCGCTTTCATTACAGGGCTGCAACAATAGGCGTGCCGCATAAACCAGTATGCATTTTTGGTTGTGACATCGCCACTAAGAATCCAAAAAGGATTCGCTTCATCTATGCTATCTTGCATAGTCTCGCCTCATACTTTCGATGGAGGCATCCATGTTGCGTCCCACCGCTGCCGTTGCCGCTGTTTGCGCTGTGCATACCGTCCGCCGGCACAGCAGAGAGTGCGGAGACCTCAAGGCGCGTGAATATCTGATCCGGGTGGAGCGCCGGCTCATGGCTATGGTGCTGGGCGACTTCCCCCTTACTCTTCACTAATTCTGAAGCTGCCGCGGCAGGGTGTCCGGATCACCCCATCGCCTCAGCGATACCGCCCCTGTGTGCTCGCGCCCCAGCCGGCTCACACCCCCGACCGCCCTCAGCAAGCGCTTTTATCCCCGTCCGGCGCGCCTCTGGGACGGCGCGAACTCCGGCAACGGCCCTCAGGTGGATGTAGGCCTTCGGCAACGGCGGTTGTGTTTTTGCACACATTTGCACGCAGCACAACGAGTGGATAGTGTTCATCGCCCCCGCAGCAGCTTGTCCTTCGCCGCGCTGCCGGCGCTCGACCCAAGCCAGTAGCTGGTGACCTGCCCGAACCCCAGCACCAGGGCACCGAAGAGCATGTTCAGCAGGTTGAAGGTTCGCTCCGGCATGCCCGCCTGCGGAACGACGAATAGCAGGACCATGACGGCGAAGAAGCCGATCAGCACCACCACGGACACCACCGGAGCGCCCCAAGCGATTCGGCTGCCGGTGTTCGCCAGCTCCACTGTCTGTGATCGGGCGTCGGCGCGGTCCTGATTGTCGAGCGTAAGCAGATGGAGCACCTGCTCGCCCTGGATGCGGTAGAGGTCGGCCAGCTTGGCAGGATCAGCCTGGGCAGCGGCGACAGCAGCCTGCGCATCAGCCGGACTGGTGATCGGGAGACCGGTGACCTGGGAGACGACGGCGACGGCTGCCTCCCCGACCTTTTGGGCGACCGGGCTGTCGCCAGTCACCGCCTTCACGATGTCGGGCAGCAGGATCGGCGCCAGGGCCGAGATGATGGGGAGCAGCAGCGGGAGCATGATGCCTCCTTTCGGGCATAGAAAAGCCCGCGACCGGAATGGCGCGGGCGGCAATGTGTCGGGTAAGGGTTCTCAGAACGTTCATCTTTCCGCTGCGATCCTACTTCGATCTGCATGGCCGTTCTCCAACGGTGCGCTCAATATTCGCGAGACGTTCTCAAGGATAATTATCCCCTGATCCATTTGGTGTCTAAAAATTATGGACCCACGATTGCTTGGTCTCTACAGCCCCATCGCCTTGGCGGTCACCGGCCCAACGACACCGTCCGCCTTCAGGAAGTGCGCCGCCTGCCACGCGACCACCGCGGCCTTGGTCAGCGGTCCATAGTGGCCATCAGCCTTCACCCCGACGATGGCCTGGATGCGGCGGATGCGGTCGGCATCGACACCGGCCGGCGCAATGACCGCCTGCGGCTGTGGCGATAGGGTGGCGCTCGGCTGCCAGACTCCAGAGGTGAACAGCGCCGACTCGGCCGCCCGACGCGCAACGAGGCCCGGCAGGTCCACCGATATCCCGTTGACCTTGGCCTTGGTCCACCGGCCGAACTGCTCCCCAGCCCCGACGATGTCACCAAGGTTCAGGAGCTTGAGCAGGGTGGACGAAGCGAACGCCCCGCCGCCCAGATTGAACACGAAGGACGACAGCGCTCCTCGCGGGTTCTCCGGCAGCGGGACACGGACATACTTGTCGACGGCGGCGGCAGCCTCCGTCAGGTCGTCGGCCAGCAGCTGCTCGGCCTGCGCCTCGGTGATGGTCATGCCGAGTCGCACGTCGGGACCGGTGTGGCCATACCCCACCGTCGGCACACCGGCCGGGCAAAGATAGGCTTCGAGGTACAGCCCCTCGAAGTGCTTTACGAGGTCAACGGCCGCTTGGCAGATGGCGTACGAGATCGCCACGCCGGTGGGCGTGTTGGGCATGCTCGATGTCCTTTCGGAAGAATGGTCGGTACAGGGGAGAAGCGGTCGCAGACGAGATAAGGAAGTGCTCGTCAGTGACACGAAGGGGGGATGTCCGACGACTGGTGCGCGATCAAGATCAGGTGAAATGCCGTCCATCCCTTCGAGCGGCTCTGTGTGCAAGAGCCGCTCATTTTTTTGCAGTGGGACGCACAGTATTCCAGGGCCTTTCGCGCCTCCCCAATGGGCGATAGGGAACTGGAATCTCCGCGCTGGTGAGCGTGATGAGCATCGGGGTTTTTCCTCATAGAGTTGGTGATGAATGCGAAAGGCGATTGAGGGATGCTGAGGCCATCTGACGATGTGTCAGCGTTTCCTCTCCCGACTCGGGCGGCCGGACTTCCGGTCGTCTTTTTCTTTTCGCGAGCAGGCGAACCTGGATCAGGTGCACAGAGCTAGGCCAAGCGCAGCACCGACGCTGGCCCCGGTCAGGAACTCGCCCCACTCGGTTGGTCGGGTGAGGCGCCAGGGCAGTGCCGGGAGCTTGGTGCCGGCGAGATAGGCCAGCGGCACAGCGAGGCCGGCCAGCGGCAGCCAGAGGGCGAGCGGGTGGCTGGGGATCAGCGGCAGGGCGATCAGGGCCATGCGGGCGATGCCGACGGCAGCCAGATAGCCCAGCTTCTCGGACAGGGGGAGACTGGCGGTCCAGCTTGCCGGATAGTCGCCGGGCTCTTCGGTGAGGTTCTGCCCGGCGCCGTGCGGGAGCAGTAGGCCAAGATAGGCCATGGCACCGGCCAGCACCGCACCCCATACTCCCCCCGGGTTCGGCTGGACCGGGAGGGCGAAGACGACGGCACTGACCGGCGCCGCCCAGAAGATCACACGCGCTCCGGTGGTGCCAAGCCAGTCGTGGCCTTGGCCACGTTCTCGAAAGGCACAGGCCAGGAACAGGGCGGACAGCGCGACAATAGGCCAGTGGGCGGCAATCCAGCCGCCAACCGACAGCCAGTCAATGAGTGGCATAGCATGCTCCAGAGATGGAAAAGGCCGCACGTGGCGGCCGGATTATGGGACTGTCTCCCAACGCAGGGTCTAATAGGCGCACGGGAACGTGGAACTGGCGTCTAACCTCTGGTAAGCGTTGGCCGCATTTTCTGAGGTAGTGTGATGTTCGAATCGCCTGATCAAATCAACGAAGCCATAGTCCAAGCTGCAGCACATCATCGCGCGGGACGGCTTTCGGAGGCGGAGCGGCTCTACCGCTTAATCCTCCTGGCCTCTCCCAACAATTCCGCTGCCAACCACAATCTTGGAACCATGGCAGTCCAATTGGGCAAAGCAAGTTTTGGACTTCCTCACCTAAAGGCTGCTCTGGCGGCCGACCCTACAGAACTGCGCCATTGGCTTTCGTATGCCGATGGCTTGCTGGCTGCTGGGCGTGACGGAGAGGTCTGCGAACTTATTGAGCAGGCGCGACAGAGCGGCATCGTAAGCAATGATTTAGATGCCATCGGACAGCGCGCGAATCAGCGGACCGCCGCTCTGCAAACAGCGGCGACTGACATCAACAATCTTCTGCCGCTTTACGCACCTTCGTCCGCCGGTGATCCTCGCTCGTTAGCGGGACTGGCTGCACAAGGAGCGGGGCAGATGTTTCCTCTCCTTGCACAGTTGGCAAGGCGTAAAAGGCTGGACGACAACGTCGATGTTCTCAATGCAGATGTCGAAGACACTACATCCCTGAGTGTTGAGGGCTCTTCGGCTGACAAGCTGAAACCGCTGTTTGACTTCTACGGCAGTGACAAGGCGCGCGCTCACAACTATCATCATGTGTACGGGCACATTCTACGGAACCCGGAAGCAGCTACCGCACTGCTTGAAATCGGTCTCGGCACGAACAACGTCGATGTCGTGTCACACATGGGGCAAGCAGGCCGCCCCGGCGCTTCGCTCCGGGCGTTCCGCGATTTTCTCCCCAACGCGCAAATATATGGCGCGGACATTGACAAGCGGATCCTCTTTGAGGAGGAGCGTATCAAAACATTCTTTGTCGATCAGACTGATCCTAGCTCCTTCACGGCATTGGGAGCCAGCGTTGGCGATCGCCTCTTCGACTTGATCATTGACGATGGTTTGCATAGCCCCTCCGCCAACATCACGACAATGCTATTTGCACTTGATCGCCTGAAGGTCGGCGGATGGTTTGTAGCGGAAGACATTGCGCTTAAGTCAGTTCCCGTTTGGGAAGTGGTGCAAGCACTATTGCCTGAAGGTTTCAAAGCTCACCTATTCCGCTGCCAGATCGCACATCTGTTCGCAGTTCGGCGGGATGTATAAGAGCCGGACTCGGAATCGGCATGGCTGTGGCTATGTCCGGGCCACCCGTCTTGAGAGCAGTTTGACGCTGGCGATGAAGATCCAGGCGACGGCACTCTCGACGGTGGCCTCGAAGTCCCTGGCGAGGCGGCGATTGCGGTTAAGCCAAGCGATTGTACGCTCAACGACCCACCGCCGTGGCAGCAGTTCAAACCGTTTGGCGGCGTCGGACCGCTTGACGATCTCCAGGGTCCATGTCCCGATCTGAGCCAAAGCGGTTTCCAGTTTGGGTCCAGCGTAGCCGCCGTCCGCGAAGACGTGGCGAAGCCAGGGAAAGAGCGTGCGAACGGAGGCGAGGAGCGCCGGGGCGCCATCACGGTCCTGGATGTCGGCGGCATGAACGATGGCGGCGACCAGCAAGCCATTGGTGTCGGTCAACACATGCCGCTTGCGCCCTTTGATGCACTTGCCCGCGTCGTAGCTCCGGGGGCCACCAGCTTCCGTCGTCTTGACCGACTGGCTGTCGATCACCCCCGCTGTCGGGCTGGCCTCCCGTCCCATGGTTTCCCGAACCATCGCCACCAAGGCGTGATTGATCGTCTCCCAGGTTCCATCGTCGCGCCAGCGGTAGAAATAGCGCTGGACCGTCGTCATCGGCGGGAAATCCTTCGGTAGTTGCCGCCACTGGCACCCGGAGGTCGCCAGAAAGAGGATGCCGTTCACGATCTCCCGTACATTGACCGTTCGCGGCCGTCCCAAGCGTCGAGCCGCCGGGAGTAGAGGTTCGAGCACTGCCCATTCCGCGTCCGTTGTGTCGCTTGAATACCGCAATCCTTTCCGCCGATACTGCGCTCGGGTAATTTCAGTCCACATTGTCTTGTCATTCGTCATGCTTCGCAACATCGATCGAATCACAAGGGACTGAAATCACTCAATTCTTTTCGGGTCAGGCTCTAAGGGTTGCGGGAGCGACCAGCTAGCCGATCCCGCACAGCCATGTGATCAATGGTTGGAGTGTTGTCGCGACGTCAGTTCGCCGGAGGGACAGGCCACTCAATAGCCGATGGGAAGCCCGCCTGAGCGGTGATGTCGCGCAGCGCCTTCCGGTAAGTGGCCCAAGCAGCGGTATCACCGGGAGCATCGGGCAGCTGGGTATAATCGCTGGCGCGCAGCAGCCCGTTCCGACGGAGCCGGGCTGTGGCGGCCAGTTCCTCCTCGGTTGTCTCCTCCACCTGGGCGGCAGGGGTCGCCTCGACGGTCCAGGCCTCGCCGGCCCAGCGCGCCCGCAGGCCTTCTGCAACGGACGGCGGCGGCGCCTCGACGCACCCGGCCGGAAGGAGGAAGACGCCCTCCTCCAGCGGCGACTCGTCGGCCACGGTGGTGCCCAGCAGCAACCCTTCGGCGTCCAGCTGATAAACGATCTTGCTCATGGTGCGCCTCAGTATTTGATGCAGGCCAGCAGGGCCACATTGCGGGGGCGGGTCTCGCTGCCGCCGGTCGATTCGATCCATCCACTCTCCCACCCTCCGACATCGGTGCTGGCGCTCTCGTCGTTGCTGCCAGCGGACGAATCCGCGCCAGTCTTGAAGCGGTGGGAGTGGCTTTTCAGTTCGTCGGCCTGCCAGCTTCCGAAGCTACGGCCACTGTCGACGCCGCGGCTATCATCCCAGCCTCGGATGAACTCGCCGCGGAAGTCGGGCAACTGGAAAGTGGTGGAGCCGTCACCGGCACCCCAGGTCGTGCCGATGGCAGCGAAAAGGGTGGCGTAGGTGCTGCGGGAGACGGTCGCGCCATTCGCCTTCAGCCAGCCGGTCGGAGCCGTGTTGGTGGCGAAAAAGGCAACTGCGCCGGCGGACAGCGCCGGGGAGGCGGAACCAGCAGCAATCATGCCGTTGAGCGCCTGCAGCACCTGCGCCCGGTTGGCAGGGTCTGGCGTCAACCGGGCAGCCGTGACAACGGCGACCAACTCCTCCTGGATTGTGTTGAGCCAGTCGGCGGTGATGATGGTTGCGGCGACTCCGGCAGAGGGGTCGCCGGCTGTGAAGAAGCCAGAGGTGCCGGTGGTGGAGGCAGCCGGAAGGGCGGCGGCCACCGTGGTGCCACGGATGCGGTCCATGGTTGCTCCATGAAAAAGGCGCCCTCAGGCGCCAGCGTGGAAAGGATCGAGTCTTGCCGTGCGATCAGGGCCAACCAGTGGTGATGTCGACGGCTAGCACTGCGGAGGCATTTTCTGCGGCGTCGATCTCCGCAATCAGATCAAGTTCTCGGTCGAAGCAAGCCTGCACGTGGTCGGAGACCGCGTCACCGATAGCGATCACCTGCGCGCTGGTTAGAGTGATCTCTCCGTCAACCCCCTTCCATCGGTGGATGCGGTTTGGAAACTTCTCGGCCGTCCGATACTTTCCGTTGAGCAGGGTCTTGGACCGGTCGTCTGTCGCGACGGTTGTGCCATCCGGTAGGACAAGCCCGCTGCACTCTTGTTCCCACCGTAGGGTAGCGAGCGCGTCCTTGCGGGCCTGCCGCATCTCATGAAGCGGAATCGATTCCACGCCCCATTTTCGGACAATACGGCCATGCTCCGCGTCATCAGTGTCAGTATAGGTGGAAGCCTGCCGGTGCGTGCGTGCATCGAAAGGGGGCACTGTCTCGAAGATATCCATGCGTCACCTATCAGGGGAGCGGGCTGAAGCCGGAGGGGGCCGCATAACCCCAATCCGACTGCTTGAAACGGGCGGTGAAAGCGGAGTTCGTGGCCGTGCCGACCGCCGGGTAGATGGTCCCAGACAGGTTGGTGAAGGCAGCGTTGGTGCCGGCAACAGGGTCTCCGCTGGCTTGCCAGACACCATTTTTTCTGAACCACATCCGCCCAGCAGCCGTGTCGAGAGCCACCCCGATGACATCGCCAGCCGTCCAGGTCGCGCCGTAGGCAGATGCGCCCCCGCTGTTCTGCTTGTCGCCGGTCATGCTGCGGTACGTTCCGAGATTGGAAAGCAGCGACACTTCGAAATTGGTGAATGTGCTGTCCACAATCCCAACGCCCGAGTCAGCGCCGCCGCTGTTGCAGCGGACCTCCCAATAGTATTTTCCGGTCGGCACGGCGCTGCTGGCTCGCGCTGAACGCCACTGGTTTGGGGCGACAAACGTGATGGTCAGATTGTTGTTGCTCAAAGTCGCGTCAACGCTCTTCGCGGTCGGGCTCCAGGCCCCTGCCGAGGTGAAGCCGGCACCTCCAGCGACCGAGAGCCATTGCGTGCCGTCGCTGATCAGGAACACAGATTGCCCTGCGGCCAATACCGCGCCGGGAATGCTGTCGATGGTCTCCGATCCGCTTGGTGTCAGAGAAATATTGCCAGTCCCGGAATTCTTGAGGACGGTGGTGAACCCATTCCCCACCACCGCCACCGCCGGCAGGGATAGCGTCCACGAGCCAGAGCACAGGATCAGCTTTCCTGCGTCTGCTGTCGTTACGGTGTAGGCGCTGCTCTTCGCCAGCGTCGGAAGGCTAACGGCCCCGCTGCCAGAGCTGCCCGTCGATGCGACCGTCAGCGTTTTGGCCGTGTCGTTGGCCGTGACGGTGACGTTGGAGCCCTGTGTCAGGATCAGCTTCACGGCAGCGTAGATGTCGGCTGCTGCGGTGTGGGTGTGCCCAGCCGCCGCAGCGCCCAGCGTCGACAGAGCGGTCGCTGCGTCGGGGTCGTCCAGCAAGGTGCGGGCGAACGCTGTCAGGTCAGCCGTCGCAAACGTGTCCACGCCAGTGGCGTAGATCAGCTTGTTAGCCGCCGTCACCAAACCCGCCAAGGCGGTCAGCGTGGCGTCAGCGTCCTGCTTGCCCGTCAAGGCCGCCGTCGACGCCGCCCCCAAGATCGTCCGTGCAGCAGCCGCATCGGCGGCCACCAGCAGCGACCGCGCGAAGGCCGTGAAGTCGGTAACGTCGAAGGTCGTCTGGCTCGTCGCATAGATCAGCTTGTTGGCTGCCAGCGTGAGCGCAACCAAAGCGGCAAGACGGTCCGACTGCGGCTGCTTGCCGCTCTGCAGGGCCTCGATCTCGTTCTTGGCCGCCTGGAAATTCGCCCGCACGTCGGCGGTCAAAGCCGTCCCGGTGGTCGGCTTTGTCGGGTCAATGGCGCTTACCATTGTCAGCTCCGAATGGTGGTTTCAGGATCCCAGACGGTCGCGCCGCCGTTCCAGGCGGTGTTGCCGCTGTCCCAGGCGGTGGTGGAGGTGTAGGCGAAGGACACCGTCGTATGAGCCGCAGCGATGCGGCGCAGCGTGGTCTCCATCGTCAGGTCGCCCCAGTCGACCACAGGCTCGCCGGCCGCCGTCTTGCCAGCACGGGCGAATGTCATGTTCCCGGCCGGCCCGTTGACCCGCCAGTGAAAGGCCCAGGCCGCCCCCTGCGCCGGATCGCCTGCCCGCGTGAAGCCCGCCCTGGCCGGGGCGTATTGCGTGATGGTGATCGTGATCCCCATCGCCGCGGCATAGGCCGTGATGTCTGGTACCGACTGGCCGCCGATGCCGATCAGCTGCGCCAGGACGGCGCCGCGGCGCTGCTGGAGAGTGGCCCCCGTCTCCAGGCCGAGCGTGGCCTCCCACTCGGGCAGCAGCCCCAGGGCCGTGGTCGGGAAGGCGTTGACCAGGAGCGCCCCGGCATCGCTCGCCGACTGCTCGTAGACTGGGGACAGGCCGTCGAGCACCGCCGCCTGGGCGGTGCCCTCTTCGCGCGGCCAAACCCGACCGGTGGGCAGCAGCGCATGCATCGCCTGCCGGAAGGAGGCGGCGGAGAAAAAGGGTGCGGGCATGGAGTCAGCTCCAGGTGATGGTGCCGACGGTGAAAAGCTGCCCGGCCGATGCCACCAGATCAGCGGCGGGACTGGTGATGCGGAAGGCATCGACGCCTGAGACCGCCTCCACCGCCTCCCACAGACGGTTGATCGGGATCGTCCCGCCGGGCGCCGCGTCAATGCTGAACTGGTCCACCAGGGCGGCCTTGACCGCGTCCCGATAAGCCGGAGCGACGCCTGAGATCGTGATCGCCACCGGGGTGTTGACCGGGGCCACGACATAGACCAGCGCCGTGACCGGCTGAAGGGTCCACAGCGCGTTGGCCACCGTCAGCTGGTCGCCGGTGGCAGGCGTCGCCCGGACGTCCGCTGCTGCCACGCCGTTGGTGCCCTGCGGGAAACCGCCATGGGCCGCCTGGGCGTCGTCGAGCATGACGTACAGCACCACCGTTCCCGGCCCGGCGCCGGAGCGCGACACCCAGGCGCGGGCGACGCCCGGGACCGCGAGCGCCCAGCCGACGAAGTCGTCGGCATCGCCGCCCTGCGCCGTGATCTGGTAGGCGGCCAGCATGCGGGCGCGCAGGTCGTCGTCGGCCTCGATCTCCGCTCCGCCGGTGACGGCTGCGGCAGCCACGCCCGAAGACTGAATCCCGGCGACGGCCTGCCCCAGAACCATCACGGCTCCGGCGTCAGTGTTACCAGCCACTCCCACCTCGTCGGCGATGATCGGGACGGAAGCGGTCCCACCGCTGCCAACCGCCGCAGCTTCGGAGACGGTGTAGGCGACGCCATCGGAGCGGATGACCGGCGTTCCGACCGGGACCACCACCCCGGGCGTTCCGGTCAACGTGACGGTGCCGGTGGCCGTGGTCGCCGGCTTGCGGGTGATGCCCTTCAGCGCCGCCCAGCCCTCCAGAAACTCGTCGGTGCAGGTGAAGGGCACCGCCTGCTTGGCGATCCAGTCGAGATAACCATAGTGCAGGTGCGCCATGGCCGCCTGGATGTCGGCCACGACGCGCAGCACCGCCCGGCGCAGCAGGCCGGTCTCGGTGCCGACCGAGGCGGTGACGTCCTGCGCGACCTGCGCGCGCAGCTGGGAAAGTGTCGGTCTCGAAAACGGCATATCAGGCTCCCTGCCAAGCCCAGGCATAGGTGAGGCCGACGGTGCGGCCGTCGGTCCGGTAGGCGGTGACGCGGGCACCCAGCGTCGAGCGGCGGCTCCACTCGACGTGAATGTCGAAGCGGGCAACGACGCCGTCGTCGATCAGCCACTGCAGGGCCTCGGTGATGTAGTCCCTGGCCCGGTTGAGCGTTTCGGTGGTCTGTTTGGCCCGCTCCAGCAGCCAGAGGCGGGAGCCCAGTTCATGGTCGCCCCACCAGCCGCGCCGATCGGCGGTGCCGTCGGGGATGACGTCGTCCTTGTTGGCCGGCCGGTCGGTGAAGAGCGACAGCAGGATGGCGTTGGCCAGATCGTCGCCGGTGTCGAGGTCGCCGCCGGGCGCGAAGGTCCAGTCGCCGCGGCCATCGACCGGCGACCAGATGATGGTGATGTCGGCCATGGCTATTCCTGCTGGTTCGGGACGCCGGTGGAGCCGCTGCCCGTCTGCACACCGCTGTGGGTGTGGGTGTTGTAGATGTCGCGCATGCCCTTCATGGTGCGGGTCTGGGCGTCGCAGCGGTCGATGATATCGCCGGTGACCTCCAGCCGAGCGGATTCGATCCGGACCTTCGGGGTGTCGGTGATGGTGACAGCCTTGCCGGCGCCGGTGATGGTGATGCCGTCGCGGGTGATGTGGATGATCTGCCCTTGGTCGTCGTGGAGGGCCACCTCGCCGACCTTCAGCCCCTTCGGGCGGGCGCCTTGGTTGCCGGTGGCGATGGCCACGCCGGTGGATCGGTCGCCGCCCACGAAAATCACCACCACATCCGTGCCGACCGGCGGCACCGAGGTCAGGCCGTATTCGGCAAGGCGCGGGGTATTGTCCCGCACCTCGTCCTGGCCCAGTCGCACCTGCAGGGTCTGGACGTTGCCGCTGTCGTTGCTGGTGGTGATCCGCCCGCGGCCGACCGTCATCAGCAGGCGGGTGTAAAGCCGCTCCACAGCGGCCATCATGTCCATCAGCGCACCACGTCATTGAGGGTGGGCATCAGCACCACCGGCTGCACCGCAAAGGCATCCGGAGGCATCAGGATCAGGTCGGCAGCGGTGCCGGCCCGGTCGCGGCGATAGGTCACCTCCGCCACGATCCATTGGACGTCCGCAATCTTCAGGCTGGGCAACTGGATGCGCACCAGCCGGTTCGGGGCCCACAACATGCCGTTGGCGTCGCGCCAGCTGTCGGTGGTCAACTGGACGTAATAGGAGCGCCCGGCGCGGCGAGCCGCCTCCCATACACCGCGCTTCTCAGCCAGCCCGGCAGCCACCACGCCGGTCTCGGCGATGATGGTGCGCCGACGATGGCGCGGAACCTCCTTGTCCGTTACCGTCACCAGGACGTCTCCGGCATTCCCTGTCTCGCCCAGCGGGCTCATGTTGAGCATGCGGACGACATATTCGGAAAAGCGCAGGTCCATCCCGAACATGGCCGTAGCCCGTTCGATGTTCTTCCCCTGCTCGAAGCCGCTTCCGTGCTTCTCGGTGCCGACGCGCGCGAGGATCAGATTGCCGTCCGGGCCGTCGTAGGCCAGCAGAGCATTCGCCCGACTGATGCGCTCGATCACCGAATAGGGCGTCTCGCCCCACAGCAGGTTGATCTGCGGGATGGGTGGGCCGACGTCGTCCAACGCGCTGACGGTGATGCCATAGGGCGCCGCCAGCTTCTGCGCGATCGACAGCACCGAGGCGGAGCTGATCTGGTTGCTCTCCCACTCAGCAGAGCAATCGACGAGGTCCTGGCACTTGCTCCGGCCGGTGACGCGCAGGCTGTGGCGGATGCGGTCGACGCTCGGCAGAAACCGGTCGACATAGCCGGTGATGACCAGATCATTTCCGATCAGCACCTGGCACTCGTCGCCCGGCTTCACAACGACGCTCTCCGCCTCGCCGGGGAAGCGCTCGGTGAACTCGATGTCGAAGTCGCTGGGCATCCGCTCGATACCGCGGGTAACGCGCACCCCCTGCCATCCCGACAGCTTGCGCTTGCCGGTGATCAGCGTCAGGTCGTCCATGGTCGGTTACTCCGCGAGTGCCCGGAAGCTGGTGGGCATGAAAGCGGGATGGATGGGGTTGGCGACCTGCACCAGCTCGTCGGAGCGGGTCGGGTCCTGATAGAGCCGCTGCGCCAGCACCAGGGCCGGCAGCGAGGCGGCGGTGGCGACCGGCACCAGCCGGGCCAGATCGGCACCCCGCTCGGTCAGGTCGGCGACAACCGCCGCCCGCAGCTTGCGCAGGGCCAGATAGGTGTCGTCCTGACTGGCATCGCCGGAGCGGACGATCTCCACATCGATGACGTCGCGGAGGCGATCTCGCACCAGCACCGCCTCGTCGTAAGAGTCTGGCTCCCATGCCGCAGCGGCCCGCGCCATCTCGGCAATGGCCGCCCGCCGGTAGAGGGCGGCGACCTGAGCGCCGGATCCAGTGGCGACGCTGGTGCCTGTCGCCAGCGGATACAGCAGCCGGAGACGGTCAGCAGGCGTTGGCATGGCTGAAGCAGCGGCCGAGACATGGGTGATGACGGCCTCAGCGGTGGCCGTGGTCGTGTCGGCCCCGGTGACCGACGCAGTGTCAGCAACCGTGAGAGCCGCCACGGAGACGTTGCTGCGCGCCGCTGCCGTGGAGGCCTTCAACGCTGCCAGGGTGGTGCCGCTCCGGCTGCTGCTGGGCCGGAAGAATCGGCCGAACTCGCCCGGCAGGTCGCGGATGGCGTTGTAGAGGTTGGTCGCATCGTTGATGTAGCGCTCGACCATCCGCACGTAATAGGACACTGTGCTGACGATCTGGCGCAGCATCGCGCCACCCTCGCGCAGCAGAGTCCCAACGGTTCCGACAAAGTCAGCCACAGCAGCGAGACCCAGCGCGTCGGCTATGCTGGCGATCTCGGAGGCCCGGTCGGCAGTGCTGCCCGGGTAGAGCAGCCGTCCAGCCTCGACGAACTGGAAGGCCACCTCGAACACGCGGCCGAGGTCGAAGCGCTCGGCGATCCGGAAGCGCAGCAGCGCCACCGATTTGCGGCCAAGGGTCGGGTGGACGAGTTCGCCCTCCCCCTCCCCTTCGCAGGCCCGCTGCAGCTGGTCACGCTGGGTGAGGACGGAGCCGCCGCCATAGACGGCGCTGTTCTCCACCAGGAAGCCGATCAGGCTGATGCGGCGCGGCGCCCGGCCCAAGTCCTCCACCCACACAGAATCCCGGTACGGGTATTCGTGGATGGCGACCCGCCGGCCAAACTGGCTATCGGCAGACAGAACGCCGAAAGGCACCCCCCGAAAGCTGGCCGGCTGCAGCTGGCTATACCAGGGGCCTCCCCCGTTGCCGAAGCCGGCCAGATCGAAGCCGAGCCGCTCGGCCGCTGACGCGACCGACGAGATGCTGCTGGACAGGTTCCGATAGGCGCTGTTGAACGACATCAGGGCCTCGCAAAGCTGGGCATCGCATACTCGATGCGGGCGGGCACGGCAGTGCCGGCGCCGGTCTGAGCGGCGGCGGTCGTGCCTTCCGGCACATTGCCGCCGAGCGTGACGGTGACGTTGACCTTCTGCTCGCCGCCGCCGGCCGCCGCTTGGGGCTGCTGGCGCTGCATCGCGGCGATCGAGGCGACATAGTTCTGAGTCTCGGACGGCAGGGGCTTACCGCTGTTGAGGTTCTGCTGCACCCGTCCGGGGCCGGCGTTGTAGGCGGCAGCCGCAGCGGCTTCGTTGCCGAACCGTTTCATCTGCTCCGACAGGTAGGCGACGCCGGCCTCGATGTTGGCGTCCGGGTCGGTGATGCCGCCCTTGATGCCATAGCGGCGCGCCATCTCGGCATAGGTGCCGGGCATGACCTGCATCGGCCCGATCGCGCCAGCGGAGCTGGTCAGCGGGTTCCCGTTCTTGTCATGGGTCCGCCCGCCCGATTCCTGCTGCATGATCCGGCGTACGAAGTCAGGCGACACGCCATACTTCGCCGACAGCACTTCGATCTGGGGGTCCCAACGGCGCACGCCATCACCGACGCCCGCAGATGAGACTGCGCCGCTGGAAGCCGGCGGCACGGCAGAAGGGACCGCCGGGCCGGTCAGGGTCGGAGGATGCGCCGGCGCGGCTTGGGCAGAGCCGAAGAACCCCTCCCAGCTGAAGTCCTTGAACTCGAACTTCGGCAGCATCTGCTGCCACCAGGGCTTGCCCTCGTTCTCCTTCCGGTCCGCCTCCTTCTCCTGCTCGGTCAGAGGCCGGATTTTGAAGGTGCCCCACTTCTGCTCGATGCTGTCGAGGGTGCGGCGGATATCGTCAATGTGCTGGTAGGCCAGCCCGGCAGCACCCGCTACGGCGGTCATCAGGCCCAGGAGTGGGTTGATCCTGGACGCGACGCCGACGGCGGTCAGCACGGAGCCGATTTCCGCCAGGGTCGCCGCGGTCTCCTTGTTCTTGGAGATCCATTCGGTCGTGCTGTCGATCAGCCCTCCGAAGCGGCTGTTGAGCCGGGCTTCCAGGGTGGTGCCTACACCCGTGGCCGCGGCCTCCAGCTTGTTGAGCGAGATGCCCAGATCCTCAGACCGCTTCTGGGTCTCTTCACTGACGGAAGCCAAGCGCTCCACATCCCGGATGTAGGCGGCCCAGCCCGCCCGCCCCTTGCGGAGCATGGGGAGAAGCGCCTCCACCCCGAACATCTGGGCGATCCTGGCCTGGGTCTGCGGGTTGGTCTGCTTGGCGATGGACTCGGCGATATAGCCCAACGCCCGCTCCAGGTCCCACGCGCCGCTGGCCGTCCGCTTTGCCGTGATGCCCAGGGTGTTGAGCATCGCCGCCGCCTCGTTGTTGCGGCCGAAAGCGGCGTCCTGCAGCGTTGCCGCGAGCCCGCCCAGGCTGCTAGTCATGGCGTCGGCGGAGAGGCCGGCCAGACCGGCGGCGTTTTCCAGCGTCCGCAGCCGCCCAGCGGCAACGCCGATGGATTGGGCCGCGTTGCCGGCGGCGACCGCGTTCTTGCCCCAGTAGACGGCGAGCGCCGCCTGCCCGGCGATGGTGGTGGCGCTGAAGGCCATGCCTACCGCGCCATTGAGCATGCCGAAGTTGCGGGCGGCATCCATGGCGACGGTCGCGAGGCTGGAGACGCCCTTTCCGGCCTTCTCCAGCGCCCCGTCCTCGCTGAGCTTGCCCAGGGCAGAGCGGATTTTCCCCACCGCCCCGGGAACCCGGCCAAGCCTGGATTCCACGGTGCTGATCGCCGGGGACGCCTCGTCCTTCGCGCCGATCAGGATGCGGAAGGCCTGCGAAGCCGGATAGTTCGTCATGATGTCAGCCCTTGATCATCCGCTCGGCCTGACGGCGCCACCAATCCAGCTCCGTCCAGGTCAACGACCAAGCGTCGCGCGGCCCCCAGGAATAGAACTTCGTGACCTCGGCAACGGCGTCCTGCCAGTTGCCGGGCCATCTCACATAAAACCCGCGAGGTAATCGACCGCCTGCTTGGCGTCACGGTAGCCGATCTTCTCGACGGCGGGCTTCGGCACGCCCGACACCAGGGCCACCAGGATGATGTCGGCCACCATGCCGCCGCCGGCCTTCTGCGCGGCGGCCACCTCGCCGCAGGTCGGCTCGCGCAACCGCAGCTCGGTGTAAACCTCGCCGGTCAACTCCACCGGCTTGCGCAGTTCGATCACCAGCTTGTCCGGCTGGGTTTCGGTCTTGTCTTCCATCGCTTATGCCTCCTCGACCTGTGCGGACTCGAACTTGACGTCGAAGGTCGCCTCGGCCGCCTTCACCTCCTGCACGTCGACCGTCCAGGCGTTGCGGGCCGAGACCACCTTGCCGTTGGCCAGTTCGGCGACGACGGTGACGTTGGTCATGGACCCAAAGGCGGCGACGCTGAGACTGCCCGCATCGCGCAGGGTGGCGGAGATGTAGCCGGCGACCGGCGTCTCCTTGTAGCCGTGGACCCCGTCCATGCCCGTGATGGTCTCGCGGCGCACGGTGGACGGGGAATAGGCGAGGTCGGCGGACAGCATGTAGGTGGTGCCGTCGACCGTGATGTAGCAGACGCCAGCAAGGCGCCGGGTGGTGTCGGCCATGGTCTCAGCCCCCCTTACTGCAGGCGGAATTGGGCCAGCAGCGCGAAGATGCGCAGCTGGTTGATCAGGACGCCCGGCCAGAGGACATCCACGCGGTTGGGGTTGGTGCGGTTCTTCTCGACCACCAGCCCGGCCTTGAAGGCGTCGCCGTTCTGGACGTAGCCGGCATATTCCAGCTCGCGGTACTTCGCGATCAGGTCGGCCTTGATGATGGCGGGGGTAACGACGTTCGCTGCCGGGCCGAAGCGGGTACCGTCGGCGGCCAGCTTCACGCGGGCATACTTGGAGGTCACCACCGACTTCAGTTCCCGCAGCACATAGGCCAGCAGGAACATCGTCTCGATCTCCAGATAGCTGTCGTCGGCGGCGCCAAATCCGTTCTTCTGGTAGGTCGTGATGACGTTCTCCAGCCGGCAGGTGCCGTCGGAGCCGACGTTGAAGGTGCTGATGCCGTCCCACAGCAGGGTGTTGCGGCTGGACAGGTCGAAGCGGGACGCGATCGGCGGCGCCAGCATGGTGGTCAGCGCCAGCGTCTGGAGCGGCGTGCCGGGGTCGGCGCGCAGGCTCACGGCCGAGGTTCCGGCGAAGTCCGCCGCCACGATCCAGGCCGGTGTCGGGCTGTCGTAGAAGCCGAGAATCGAGACGTGCTGATCGTTGCGGCTGACGCCGAAGGTGGTCAGTGCCCCGACCGTGCCGCGATGGGCGGCGAAGCCGTGACCGTAAATCTGCCGCGCCCAGCTCCAGCGACCGGTGCTGTCGTTCAGCAGCGTCTTCAGCGCGTCCAGGCTGGTCGCGTCGGTGTAGGGGAAGACGACGAAGTCGTAGGGCTCGTCCGCCAGGGCGGCGAAGCCGGACGTCAGCGTCGGCGCGGTGGCGCCGCTCGCCATGGCGACGATGGCAACAGTCAGCCCGGCCGGGGTCGCTTCGCTCCTGGGCGAACCGCGGTAGTTCAGCCGAACATCGATCTCATTGCCGCAGGGCCCCTTGTTCTTGGCCGTCAGCGTGACCACGCCCGTGTTGGCTGTCGCCGTCACCGGCAGGGACGGCAGCGCGTTGAGGGTCGCGGCGAGCGCCGTGGCGATGGCGGTGGCCGTCTGACCGGAAACCACCGGCTGCGACACCAGCACGCCGCCGACATAGAGCGACAGCGTCCCGTTGGCGGTCGGCGAGCCGGTGAAGGTGATGGTGCCGGTGGCGGCCGTGGCTCCGACATCGTCGGCCAGCGGCAGCAGCCAGACCTCGCCGAAGCTGTCGGCAGCCCGGTAGGCCTCGTACATCAGCGCCAGCTGCGAGCCGAGGCCAGCCAGGGACTGAGCCTCGCCCAGGCTGGGGCAGATGACGGGCGCATTGGCCGTGGCCGCGCCGGTGCTGGTGATCTGGCCGACGATCAGCGTCCGCATGGTCTGCTGGGCGCTGTTGGCCCGGCTGTTGTCGACCTCGGCATAGAAGAGGGGAACCCGCAGGTTCTGCGGGATCTGCTTGAAGGCGACCATCGGTTATGCCTCCTCGGCGTTGGGCGGCGTGGCCGCGGGCGGGTTGGCCGGCACGACGTCGCCATAGACGTGCAGCAGGCGGGTCCAGTACGGGGTTTCGGGGACGTCCCGGCCCTCGGCGGGCAGGAAGTCCTTCAGGTCCGGGTCGCGGATCAGCAGGCCCAGAGCGGGCTTCACGAGCACGGGCGTGGCTCCTATTGCGGGAAGTCGAAGGTCAGGCGGCCTTCGTCGCGGCCGTCGGGACCGGAGATGCGCGGCGCCGGCTGGGCGGCGTCGGGGAACGGCGGATCGGGGTAGGTGCCGGCGGCGTCGAAGGGGTGGATCATATCGACGTGGACGTCCACGCCCTGCAGCTCGTCCGTCACCACCGGCTCGAAGTCCTCCGGATAGGTGAAAGCGAACTCCATCCGCAGCTCGCCGACATGCTTCTTGGTCTCGGCCGAGACGGCGACCTGACTGCGGACCGCGGCGATCTGCTCCACCTGGCGCACGATGTCATAGGAGGTCAGGACCGCCGCCTTGATCTGGCTGCGCAGGGTGGCGAGGTCCGCCTTGACCGCGGCCAGGGCCGCGTCCGGGTCGCCGGAGATGACGCCCTCCACCCTTCCATCCACCGCGATGATGGCGGTGGTGTGAAAGGCGGGGAAGCCGACGGCGCCGCGGCTCCGGCTCTCCTCCCGCTCGTCGGACACCAGCAGGGCCGGCATGTCCTTGCTGTTGATCGGCCAATCGCGCGGGGCGAACACCCGATCACCGGCAAGCGTGTTGGCGTTGCGAAGGGCGGTCACCACCAGCCCCCGCAGCACCTCCGAATGGAGCACCGTCATCCCGACACCCAGTTCAGCGGCAGGGTGGCCCAGCCATGGCCGTCCGGGCTGACGTTGTTCACCACGTAGGTGGTGCCGGTCCGGACGATGGTGAGGCGGTCGCCGGTTTCCGGCGGGTTATCGCCGAACTGCGAAAGCCGCACGCCCAGGACCGGGAACACCGACGACACCGGCTGTCCGTCCAGCAT